TCTCAAGTTATCCACATAAATTGCAGTTGACCCAACACCTACAGATTTGATAATGTAAGCACTTGGATTAATTACTGGTTCATAAAGTTCTCTATCCTTTCCAGTTGGAATTTGATTAATGATCTTGTCTTCAGTTTGTCTACACCATGTTACAGGTCTTGTTAAAGTAACATCTTCAGTTTTTCCTGGACCATGATATGCATTTGTTTCAACATTTCCAGTTGATTTGATAGATAAAACACTTCTTACATCTTCTTCCAAATAATCTGGTTGAGAGGAGAATGGTTTTAACTGTAAAGTATCTCCTTTTTTGACAGTCTCAATAACGTCTCTGAAGATAACATCACTATCACCATTTCCTTTATAGAAAATAATTTTTGCTTTATCCCCAACTTTAAGTGCTTCAGTAAATGTTATGATGCTACCACCACTAAATTCATAACCAACACCAGGAACCTGAAGAACATCATTGACAAATACAATAAGAACATCTTGAACATCAATTTTTGATCCAGGTGAAGAAACAATAGAAACTGAAGATCCGTTTTGTTTTAATGGGAAATCTTTTGTTGTACCATCAATAAATTCATCAATATTGTCTAAAATTTGCAATGTTCCCAAAGACCACCCAGAGAACTTATCACTAATAACTTCATCAATAGTGAGTTGGAATTCATTGCCAGAATATGAAGTTGAGGTAGGAATTCCAGTTGTTCCACCAATCGCAACTGTCAGAATGTCTCCGTTACCATATCCATATCCAGTATTCTTTATTTCAAAGTCAATAACACTTGAACCTTGTCCAACAACAATGTCAACCGTAGCTTCAGTTCCAATTCCAAGATTTGAAGAAGAACTATAGTGAAGACTCATATTTGAATATGAGACTGGTGCATCAAATACAACAAACGGTTGATTTGTAGAGGTATACCCAGTTCCTGGATTTGTAATTGCAACACTTACAATATGACCACCACTAATTGCAGCAGTTCCAATGAACTCAATATTACCAGTTCCAGTGCTAGAAGTTCCAACACCAACGTTCACTGTTGTTTGAATTCCAGATCTATATCCAGATCCACTATTTCCAATGCTGATAGATTCAATGGTTCCAGCAGCAGAAACAACAGCAGTTCCTCCAGCAGAAATTAATGGTTGATATCCAAATCCCTCTGTTGATCCAACAGAAACTATAATTCCACCCTTAGGGAAACTGGAGATTCCAACATCAGGTCCAAGAGGAGTTTGTGGAACAGTTCCATTGAAAACTGCTGATGTAATACCAGAATTCTCTTCTAAGATATAATCTTCTTGTGATCCAGGGACTTGGAAAATATCATTAATAAGAATGACTGCATTTTCGGCAGTAATTCCAGTTACATTAGATCCCTCTTGTTTCAGGGTAAAAGTATCTTCGGATCCAGTAAATTTATCAGACACATTGTCAAAAATATAATTCTTGGCATAAGAAGCATCTGATCCATTTTCTACACCAGATCTCATGAAAGATCTTCCTTGGAAACTTGAAGATGAAGTAATTCCTGACCAATCTCTTTCATCGGGTGGATTAGTAGCAGTTCCGATTGGAGTTTTTCCAAAAGGTGCTTCAGCAAAATTAAGATGATTATTAACGATATTATAGTTACCAGAAACTTTAGTAACCAAATCTCCAGTGTTTCCAACACCTGCAGGTGTCCCTAACCAAGATCTGCGAACTCTGATGGCATTTGTTTTACCTATGCCAATACCTTCGATCTTCATAATTTCATTTCCAATCTTAATCAAATCAGCACCGAAGAATGATGTTATTCCGATGAACTCAATGGTTTCAGTAAGTGCAGTGAAGTTTGTAGACAATCCTGTTGTTACTGCAGTAGATACAATTGGGGACTGAATTATATTATCAATAGCAACCATCACCTTAGCATTTTGATTTGTTGCTACAAATCTATGCGAAGTTCCAATACCAACACTCTCAAGATCTACAACTACTGGACTGGTCTTAAGTGCATTTTCTGCACTAGTTGCAATCTTAATAAGATTATCATCAACCTTTACAGCATATAGATTTTCATCAGGTAAGAATGTTGTATTTGATGCTCCAACAAAACTAGTTGTTGCAATTCCTATAGCAGAACTAACGTCACCAACATGGTTGTAAGAAATCTTTTCACCTGAAACAAAGAAGTGATTTGGAATCTTAATAGTATTTGCATCAATATCAATAATATTAGAATCATTTGCTAAGAAATATCTTTCAAAAATTCCATCAGTTTTATGAGTTAATCCAAACTCTCTCTTGATATCAGATTCAGTTCCAGTATAGTCTCCAGGTTGAGTAACAATAGTTCCATTTGTGAAATCAATTTCATTTGGATAACTTGTGTCAACAACATCCAATCTAATAGAGTTTTTAAATACGGTAACTACAGTATCAATACTGGGAATAGGAGTAAATGTTAAAGAAGTTTTTCCATCAGAATCAATAAGGGCACCTACTGTTCCAAGACCAGCAGAACTTTCCAAGTTTGCATATTCTGCAAAGTAGACATCATATGGATTTGCTGTATCAACAAAATTATCAACTGCAACCACTTCCGATAACTGAATTCTATTATTAGTAGTATCAGTTACCTGTACGATGAAGTATGCCCCATCATCATCATTAGAATAATCTGAGATAGTTGTAAATCCAGGTGATCCAGAAGAAGAAATTGTTGTTGTTCTGGCATCAAGTGTTGCTCTGGTTATGTTAACTGTGGATATTCCTGTAGATGTATGAGTTGCAAGACCAACATACATCGCATTAACAACAGCGGTCGTTGCAATACCAACTCCTGGATGGAAATCAATATTCAAATGAGTTCCACTATCATATGCAGAGTATGTTCCAAATCCAGCAGAAGATGCGGCAGTAACACCCTCAGCAGTTAATCTACCAAACTCTAACAAGTCAACTGTTGTTCCATCGTTAATAACATTTAATTCAACCAACTCATATAGATTAGTTTTGTTAATATCAGGAGTGATATTGATTATGACTTTTGCAGATGTATATGTATTTGCAATAGAAACAATTGAAGTAGAAACTCCAGATGCAATTTCAGTGCTCTTAGTTTCAATCTTTGCAACTCCTGCAAAAGACGTGGTTCCAATTCCAGTAGCAATTCCACTTAAATTATAAGAAACTGTTGCTAAATCATAATCATTGACGGTAAACTTAGTTGGATAGAATAAAAGTTGTCCATCAGATCCAGAAATATTAAAATCAAACGAACCCTGATCATAAGTGGATTCTACTCTACCGTACTGATTTAAGAAACCAACTGATCCGTTATGGACCAAATCAACGATCATTAGTTGTCTCTGACCAGTGTATCTCTTATCTCTTATGTAAGTAATATATTTTTGAGCTTTTATATCTCCAAGATCAAAAGTATCTACAATACTGAAAGGAGTTGCTCTTGGTTCACTGTTAAATTGACCACTAATGTCATCAATAGAAAGAACTCTATTTCCAATAGATTCAAAATAATCAGTTAAAATTCTATTTTTAAATACTATTTCATCAGAGATGAATGGAGATCCTTTGCTGTTCTCCGTTGCCAAATCAAAATCATGAACACAATGAAGACTTCCAAATGAATCAACATTGTTAACAACAGTAAATCCATCAGATGAAATTCCAACATTCATTTGATTTGTGTTGGAAGATTCTAATTGGTAGTCCGCAAACTTTTTATATCCAAGAGTGTGGTTAAGAGATGAAACAGGGTCGTTCCAAGTATCATATGGAATTTGCGATTTCAATGAGTAAGAGAACTTCTGATAATAGAAATTATCTTGAATTCTTTGTAAATCAAAGTTTAAGAATCCAGAATTAGTCTGAGATCCTCTAACTACTTTAGATGAAGGTCCAAATTCAATGTAGGACTCAAATGCTTTAACTGAGGTTGCAATTCCAACAACAGCAGATGACTTACCAACAATAGATTCCCCAATAACAAAGTTTTCTGTTGAAGAAATTCTAAGAATTCCTAATCTAGGATTCCAATCTTCAAGTACACCTGTGGCAGAATTTGATTCTACTTCTTCACCAACAACAAAATTACTACGTGTCAATAAAACATCAAATGATGGGAAATGTTTCTGTGCTGTTATTCTACCAGCAGAATTTACTGTGTCATACTTTCCAGGAGTTTCTCCAGTATTAATAAATCCATCCATACTGAAGGTAACAAATCCAATTCCACCAAGATTTTCTACAACACCAACAACATTAAATAATTTGTAGTTATAATTTTTGGAATTAAATCCTTTTCCTGTAGAACCAACACCAACACTAACATTCTCTACAAGAATCTTATCTCCAACAGAGAATGGGAAGATATTAACAGTACTAAATCCAACAGATAATGTTGCAGTTGCTTCTTTACTAGCAGCATCATATGAAATAGTGCTAATTCCTACACCAGAATCTGTAACGGTTGGAATTATTGTTGGGGTAACATTTGAGAGTCTGTTTGTGTTCTGAATAATTTCAACTGTTTCATTTCCAGGAGTCATTTTAAGAATCACATCATCAACAACTGTTTTTGTTGATCCGTCAATGACAACTAGTTGAGGAGGAATTGTAAATCCTCTACCAAACGAAGAAATTCCAATTTCTTCAAACGATGATAATGCATTGATTTTAACTGTTTGTGGGAAAAGAACTCTTGGTTTAAGAGTATTATCAGAAGGTAAGTTAAATCCAATGTTACTTAATCTTGAATTCTTTAATGCACCAATAGTAGAACTAGTTGCCTCAAATACTGCACCAGATCCAACTGTATCATTGACAGTGGTTATACCTGGGAGTGAATAATAATTTCTTCCTGGATTTATAATCTCTATTTTTGCTACAGGACCATCTGTATGAGTACAATCTGTTTCATAATCAATCTGAGATGAGGTAGATGATGCATAAGAAACTGACTCTGGAACTTTACCTAAAGTATAAGTGAATGTAGTGGTTGTTCCAACAATGATCTTATGATTTCCATTATATCCACTCACTTTCATATTTAATTCATTTCCAAAAATAACATCCTCGTCAATAACGACTTGAGATTTAACTTCTGGAAGATTGTCATCATATACAAGATCAAGTTTGTAATATAAAACTTCAGGGATATTTGCGTTAACTTTTAGTGTAGATTTTCCTCCAGCAGAACCAACTTTTCCAGATTTTGTATATTCAAAATCTTTGCTGGATTTTGTTTTATCCCATACTTGAGTAAAGTTTTTATCTGTGTAAAGGTTCAAATCAAATGCTGGATAATTTGATCCAAATACAGTATATCCAAGAGATGAATCCGAAAGATCAAAAGTTACTGTAGAATTTTTGTAAAAAGTTAGTGGAGGATTGATTGGACTAATAGTTCCACCACTTACTCCAGTGCTGGCAATTCCAACCGTAATCGGATTTTCTAAAGTTGAGTTATAGTAAGTTGTTGATAATTTAACACGATTATTATCAACCCTAGAAATATAGTAAATATTCTCATCTACAAGACCTTCAGAAACGTCTGTAGCAGTGTAGATTACCTTTTCTCCACCTTTGAATCCATGATCGGACAAAGTTATAGTTCCTGTAGAAGTATCAATTCCAGTGTTTGTAAACTCTAGAGGATTGACGACAATTCTTCTATTGTAGTCATCATATTTTACGGTTACAGTTTTTGTGTTTGAAGGATTTACAAATATATCAACTTTGTGATCTGGACTAATTCCATGTGTTGATGCCATGGAAACAGTAACTGTATTCTTATTTAAAGTTCCTGTTATGGCACCATGGTTTGTTGTAAAACTATGTGTGTCACCAATTCCAACACCTTTTATAAAGAGAGTAGAAGAGCTTCTATATGTAGATGCAATACCAACAAAAGTTCCAGTAGTTCCTAATCCAACTCTTACTGTTGCAATTCCAATCAAGTCATCGTTTATCTTTGCAACGAATAATTGCTCTCCATCTGTTAACGTTGTTCCAATACCAACGTTACTTTCATCTTCAACATATAGTCCAGTTCCACCACTTCCAGGAGAATATGTTACTAAATCTCCTGTTCTGAAATTATGGTTTCTGAAGTAAAGTGATTTTGTTGGAATAAACTTTTGAGTTATTCCCGCACCTGGATTGGAGAATGAAATAGTAGTTCCAATACCAACTCCAGCAGTTGTTCCTAACCCAACGGTTTCTACTGGATTAAAATAAACTTGTTCATTAATTCTGTATTCATAGTCAGTTTTATATCCAACATTGAATGATAGTTTTCTAGGATCTTCGTATATGTACTTACCAATTGTATGAGACGTTGCGACTGTGTTATCTACTGCTCTAAGAACTCTTATTCTTGAAGAAAGTTCGTCAACATTCAGAACTTTTATTCTTTCAGTTCCTGCCTCAAGTATATCATTTTCTCTAATATTTTTGAACGATAGATCCCCAACCAAATTAAAGTAAGTTACTAATCCAGTTATTCCATCAGTTCCTATTGCAACTCCAGTTGTTCCAACTCCAGCAATAGCAAATTTACTAGAGGATATACCTGCAGTGTATGATCCATCAATTCCAGTTCCTGTTGTAGAGATTCCCGAAATAGAAATGATATCAAGATTAGTAAATTGATGTGGATGGTCACTATAAATTTGATATCTACCTGGTTTATCTCCAGGATAAATTTCAACACTTTCTATTGTGCTGGTAGCAACACTAATACGTTCTACTGGTTTTCCTTTGATTCTTGTAATTTTAGCATATGCACTATCACCATCAGTGCCTGTATTGTTAAATTCTAGAGTCTCACCTACTTTATAACCATCTCCTCCAGTTACAATACCAACACCATCAATAGTTCCTGGAGATGCTGTAGTAATATCTAAAGTTTGATTTAATTTATTTGGAATAAAAATATAAGGATATTCTGAATCTTCTTCTATGAGATTCAGTGGTTCTGTATTCTTACGAAGATCACTGGATTCAAAATCATATAAATCTTGACTAGAAGAATTTTGATAGTTAAATTCGTTTGGAATAGACTTATAATTATGTCCAATAATATACGGGAATACTGGTTTACTGTATTTTTCAAATACTCCAGATGATTCCGCAAATGAATCATTAATTGTCATGAAGTATGCATATGTTCCCTCTGGATAATCTGGAGTGACACAGAACCTTCCATTGTTTTCGTCAAGAACACTTTCATCAGAGACTTTTTTGTGAGTATAGTCTTCAATGAAAAATCCTTCAGGGAAAATAGAAGTTGATGGTCTATTAGGTTTTAAATCTAGGGAATATCCAGATTTCATTCTATCAACTACACCACCACTCTTTCCAGAGAATCCATATGGACCATAGATAGGATTTCCATCATATGCAAATCCTAAAATTGGTGAGTGTTTTGTTGATTTTACTTCTATGCTATTGACTCTACGAAGATCACTTTCACCGTATAAAGTATTTCCCTCTTGATCTACGGAGAAACAACTTTGTCTTAATACTCTAGGTGGATACAAGTGAGAGTATTGCAACTCATTATATCCTGATACAATAACACCATCATCTTTAGCATAGAATGGTAAATTCTTTTCAAATAAGTTAACTGTCCAAGTTTTTAATTTTGAGTTGAATACTGGTTCAAAATCACTCTCTGCTGGATCAAAAACGTCAATAGTAGTTGATTCTTCACTGTATCCACTTCCAGGTTCAATTACTCTAACTTCTGACAGAGACCCACCTTGCATGATGGGCACCAAAACAGCACCTATTCCTTCCCCATTGAGAATCAAATCTGGAGTTGAAGTATAGTTTGATCCAGAATTTAAAACAATAACTTGAGAGATTCTACCATTGGAGATTACTGGTTTTACTTGTGCATTTTTTCCTTGTTGTATTGTAATTTGAGGTGGACGCACAAAGTTTAAAATTTCTGACGATCCATATCCAACCCCACCGTTTTCAAGATGAACAGAAGTTACAGAACCTCTAAAAATTGGATCTATCTCTGCTTTAAAAGTTTCCAGTCCTATTGAAGATATTCCAACCTCACCTGCGAGGGTGACTGATATATCTGGGTAATTAAATACGTGAGTTCCAACCCCAACAGATTCAAGATTAACGTATTGTTTTGTTCTATAGTTATATTCTTTATCAGAAGATACTCCAACAGAAGAAAGTTTAAACGAGTCTTTGTCAACTACAGTAACATAATATTCAGTATTAATAGTTAAACCAGAGGATGGTGTTCCAACACAAGTGTACTTAACCAATTCACCAGAATTGTAGTCGTGATTGGGTATAGAGATTGTATTGAGTGCCGTATTAATTCCTGTCAATGCAGGAGAGGTTCTCTTTTTATTTTCGTAACCAACCCCACCATTGACAATGTTAATTGAACTAACTACTGATTTTTGTTTTACTGATTGAAGAGAGTGTTTTCCAATACCGTAACTTGTCAAAAATACAGTATTCAGACCAGCGATTGCATCACCCTGAGTTTTATGCAATCTTACAGTAGTGTTATCAATTACAGAAACATAGTATGAAGCATTGGTTACTATACCTGCAATAGCCTGTTGATCACTAGTTTTATAAATTACTTGCTCAGCATCTCTAAATTTGTGATAGGTAGAAAATCCAATTCTAGATTGGGTAGATGCAACTCCTACAACAACTCTATCGGATACTTGATCTGCAAAAAATTCTGGTGAGTGGTCAATAAGTTTCATATTGACTTGACACAGTGCTCCTCGACCATTTCCTCCAGAAATTGATACTTTTGGCACTGAAAGATAATCAAATCCAGAATCTTTTATTCTAATTTCTCTGAGAGATCCTGAGACTGAAATATATCCAGTAGCACCTGTTCCTACAGAATCAGTAATGAGAAGATTTGGTGGATTTATAATATCAACATTATTTCCTGGTGATAAGACATCAACATTTTCAATTTTACCATAAGAGATGGTGTCTTTTGCTTTGTAATTTAAAATTTCTACACCATTTACTAATACACCCGTGAATCCAGGTTTTGTTTCATTTACAGAACCATCAGATTCTGGCAAAGATATTTTTCTTAAGATTTTTTGAGGTTTTAATGTCTTACCGTAAAATTCAAACGGTTGAATAAGACTATCTGTTACAGTTGTTGCAGTATCTACTGAGACATATTTTGCTTCGTAGATGTCATTTCTACTTTTAGCAAATTTTACAGTAGAACCACTAATTCTTTCAACAAAATATAAACCATCATCAAATAATCCAGTATCTCTTACAAATCTTGTTTTTACTCTTCCAGATGCATCAACATATTGTTCAGATATTGATCTAGCACTGTAATGAATAGCATCTCCAGTGTAGAATCCATGTTCAACTCCAGGTGAAATTTCAAATTCAGTACCAGAGAAAGTTCCAGAAAATTTGAATTGTCTTGGAGTTACTTCAATTGGTTGTGCATTATATTTTGGAAGTGACTGTGATGCAACAAAGTATTCTTCACTGTTATTTTTAAATAATGCATCAACATCTGTAGAGAATTGTTGAATTTTTGGAAAAGTGTTTGAAGATCCTTTTTGAATTCTTCTTCTAATCTTTAGAACCGTGTTTGTGTTTAAAGATCCTTGCCCACGAATATTAAATGATTTTTCACTGCCAATACTAACAATAGTTGTTGACTTTTCAGTAGCATCATTGAGAATAATATCTGCAGAATTTCCTTGTCTAAAATAATGCTTTGTATTTAAAGTAATTTTATAAGTAAAGTCTGAAGAATCTATTAATTCTACTTTAGATACTTTATATGTCGGAGCTACATTGTAAAACCATTTGTTGGTTTTAAAATTATTTTCACTAACACCTAGTGTTGTTAATCTTGCAGTAGTACCTCTCTTTAAACTATTTGTCCCTGTTGGAAGACTTACTTTATCAAGAACTGATGAAATTCTAACTCTTATGATTTCATCTTGATTTAATTTAGATCTTCCATATGCAAACGTGTTAATTCCAACAGTAGTTGCGTCTGATATATCCGCAGTTAAATTAGTAACACCAAAGAACTGGGTTAAAGATTTTGAAGTATATGAAACAAAACCTGTCGTAGTATCTGCGTAAGTTACATATAACTCACCCGTGCTTCCGAATCCTACTGTAGAATCAACATCAATGATTGTAGATCCAGAGGAAACATTTCCAATAATTTTAGTTGATGCTTCTACAGAAAATTGTCCATATGTTACACCACTAGTTCTAATATCTCTATCATATCCACCATCAAAATTTAAACGATAAAATGACTTGCCATATCCAACTTCAATTTTTTCTACAGAGGATATTGGTGCATATGCTTTTTGTATATTAGAATCAAATTTATATGCATCCTGATATAAGGTAGCTGCATCTAAATTTTCTGGATCTCCAGAAACTGCTTCAACAACTAACTGATTTACAGTTTCATAATTTGAATTTGATGGAATAAAAAGATGTTCAGATGGTCTTATAATAGAAACGTCTTTATTGTATAAAGCTTTGAAAAGAATTTTGAATGACTCATCCGTTCCCTTACTGAGATAAAAATCTTTTGATTGTTTAATAAACAGATTTTGATTTAAATCTTCAGTTAAAGATCTGTTTTCTAACCCTGGAAGAAGTTGATGCTTTGTTTTTAGTAAAAATTCTTTTAAAAATAAAGAACTCAGATTTTCAATCGTTCTACCAGCTTCGTGATCTTCCGACTGATTTGCTTCAAACAGTACTTCTTCTTTATTGATATTATCCCTTAAAGAGGTTATTCCTACAAATCCTCTTTTACATCCTGTGAAGGAAAATTCAGTTTTACCAGTATATGTAATTACTTCGTTTTCAATTTTCAATAATCCATAGGTGTCTGGAAATCCCTTTGTTCCCGATGGGGATTTACCTGGATCAACAGTAATAGTTCTATCGTAAAAAGTAATATCCTCACCGAGAATAACACTTTCAGTTAAATTTGTAGTGTTATCTAATTTTATATAATTATCAATATTTTGAATCAGATCAACTGGTCCACCTTGATACTCTTGTCCAAGATAGTATTGTTTTAAAAACTCAGATACTAAAGGAAAATCCTCCCTTACATATGCAGGAAGTTGACTTGAAACAATAGCGTTTAACTGAACTCTGTTTTCTGACATTTTATGAATTTATCGTCTTTAGTATGAAGATGAACCGGAAGTAGATCCTGTAGTTGTAGTGGTTGTAGTAGGTGTAGTAGCACCTGTAACACCAGCAGTAGATACAGTTGATCCACCATTAGGTGTTGTGCTTGTTGATGATGTAGTAGAGGGACCTCCAGAACGAACTAAGATCTCATTAGGATAACTAGAAGACACTACGTAGTTAGATGCTGATGGATCTAACCCAGATGCAATTTCATCAACAACTGTTTCAAAATTACTACTACTAATATCTAGTTGCAAATATAAGTCCTGTAATCCGATAACATCATTAGAATGTGGTGTTGCTTCAATTTCGATTATTTGAGTGCCATCCTTTTCTTGTGCTGCCAGTATGTTTACTGGATTCAATGTAATAACACCCGTTGTATATGTAATGGTTCCAACATTTCTTCTTACAATAGTTGGAGATTGAGAACCAACAGAAGGCAAAGTGAATAAAAAGATTGATCCAGTTACTCTATTTGTATCTGGGATATCAGACATGTATACATTTTCAGTAATACCAGCAATTCTAAATGCACTTGATTTAATATTATATCCATCCATACTCTTAATATGGAATTCATTACCAAAACCAATAGAGTACTCTGCAAATTGATTGAGGAGAACTCTCAAATCCCTTCTCATTCTAACTGTAGTAATATTAGATGTGACAGCCTCATGACTATCATCAATAATGTTTAAAAATTTACTATACTTAAATCTTGCACCATATCTATTCATATCAGAAGACTCTGCATACCTTAATGCATTATTCTGAACGATAGAGGAAACCGCAGTTGGTGAAGGGGCAAGATTAGAGTTATAATAAATTTTAGTATCAATTTCTAAGAACAAATATTTCAAATCAAGGATTTCTGGGACAATTCCAGCAACAGCATACTTTTTAAGTTTCAATTTAATATTCTCTTTGATTAAGTTTGGAAGAAAATCACCAAATCTTGGTTTTATGCTGATAAAAACCTTACCATACTGTGGAGGAACTAACTCTTCACCACCAAAAACTGAAATAGACTCAGTTTCAGGATAGATTTTTGCTGGAATTAGTGTTTCATAGTCATTTGCAGTCAATGCACGGTTTTGTGATGCATAAATTCTTGGTGCATATTTCTTAATTGACTCAACACCCTCAATAGACTCCCCACCAGATGCTGCAAGACCAGTCACAACACCAGAAATACCAGAGGTTATTACATATTCCTGAGCATTGCGGTTGTAAATCATTTTGCCCGCATATCTAAATCTACCAACCCCATTTGCGGCATCACCACTAGATGTAATATAATCGACTGTAATAAAATTATTGTCTTCTAATTTATTTCCAAAAATTCCATCACCAAAAATCAATTCATATCTTTCATCGTCTGATTCTTGAAGATAGTAAACTTTTGAATCAGACTTTACATCAAATAAACTATCTTGAACCGAATATTTTACACTTCTAGAAGATTGTTCATTTGGTTTGACAGTTACTGTCATTAAATCGGTGTCAATGCCGACGTTATCTAGAAGGAACTTTTGATTTGGATTTCTTGAATCAACTGTAAAATTAGTAGTTAAGAGAGTTCCCTCATATACTGTTATATTATTGAAATTTGCTACATTATTAAAAACTGGAACTGTAATATCTTCTAAAATTGAAAATACGTAAGATTGATTTCCAAATGATCCAGAGGATGTTGCGACAATTCCCTTTTTAAGAGTAACGGTGGATGGTGTAGGAGTTATATTTGTGGTACTGACGAAAAAACTTATTGTGCCTCTTGCAGCAGTTCTAGATCTTGGCAGATATCCAATATTTCTTGCGAGAGAAACGACATTTTCTCTTAATGTTGCACTATCAATGAAAACCTCATTTGCAACCATGTTTGCATTGTATGAGGTAATATAGGTATTGTATGCCAATACATTCAAAATTGCTGAAAGGTTAGACCCTTCAAAATCATAGTCAGTAAAATTAGAATTTTCCTTTAGATATTCTCTAAGGGTTGTTTTTACCTGTTCAAAGTCCAGGTTTGTGAAATTAGATAATGGCATTTTTACCTAGTTGGTTGCAGCACGAATTGTAATTCTTGTGGGGGAATATTTGCACCAATAATTCGATATATGATTGTTGTGTTAAATTCATTATTATCGAAATCTGGAGAAACTCTAACATCAACCAATTCAACTCTTGGTTCATAGTTTAGAATCGATTGAGTTATTTCATCTCTAATATCAGATGCTGAAATAGCATCTACATTTTCAAATAAAACTCTAGAAACGTTAGATCCAAAATTATTATCAAAAAATCGTTCCCCTGGCACAGTAAACACAATGTTTCTAATAGAACGGGCAATTGCAGTTTCATTTTTTAGCGCAATCAAGTCATCATTCAAGGGATTTCTCTTGAATGTCATGCTGAGATCCTTAAATCCCTGACTAACCCGTTCTAAAGGCACACGAATACGGCGATTATACCTTATTTATTAAGGCATTTTATCAAAATTCAGCAAGAGGAATTGGTTCAGTACCATAATCCCAGTCGTCATAGTCCTCATCATTGCGAATTTTTTCATGAAGTTCGTTTTGTTGGACAAAATCGTGTTTTTTGGGTGTCAAATCATCATTTGCGATCTCACGAAGCATTTTTTGGTGCTGATGATTGCCCAAATTGTCTAAAAAATCGTGTTCAGTGCTCATTTTTCGTCCTCTTTAGGTAAATTTTCTCTTTCTTTAGCAGTTTTCCAGAAATATTCGTCTTCACGACCCATACCAAGACGTTCAAAACCATTTTCAACCTGATAATATTGCGTTGAAACCTTAAAATCGGGCATTTTTGGTTCAACAGGAGTCAAACTATTGTCATAGATACGCATTCTATTGTTGGGATACAGTGCATACTGTCCATTTTCAAGTTCAATTAGGTTATGTGACTTATGTTCAGCAGGATTTTCACTAGTTGCATAGTCAACCACCTCAGGATCCTGATGATAATTATCTATTGTGCAAATGTAGGTGCCTTTTTGAATACCAAAGTCTCTAGTATACAGTTCATAGTCCATACTACCAATAAATTGCTTGGTAACTGCTACAACACCATAATCCATGCAGTTCCAGAACTGTAGGTTAGGAAGGTCCATATCGGGTGTAGGTGCCTCCGGAGCAGACACAAACGCACTAATAGGTAGTTTATCATACATTGCCGCATATTCGGGCAAATAGGTCTCAAAATAAAAAGTGCGCCCAGGTATCGACTTACACGATACCCAGACGCCTTTAACATATTCACCATGACCAGATTGATGGTCAGTGAGATATTCTTTTCTTACCCATACCTCTACCGAGGGAAGGTTGCAAATAAGAGCAGCCATTATGTATTAATGTAACTGTCTTATTTACCCTGCCCACGATACTTCTTTTTTGCTCTGTTACGAGACGTTGCCGAGTAAAGGGTATTTTTTCCAGACCCTTGACGAGTTTTCTTCGGTTTACCGGGGATATAACTTCCCCCTTTCATCATTGCCATTGTAAATTACCTCCTGTATCAAATAACCCGAGTCTTTTCGTGACCAACACGAATCCGAGGATCGCACCAGATATCAAAGCCTTGTTCCTTAGCATCAAGAC